CGCTGATGTACCCGCCGTGCGATTTCATCCTGGCCTACCTCGACACCGCCTACACCAAGAAGCAGATGAACGACCCGTCGGCGCTGACGATCTGGGGGGTCTTCTCGGGCGACGTCATCGCCCAGGAGGTCCAGATCTCGGAGCGTGGCGAGACGGCGCGCGTCTATGCCGAGTCGTCGCCGCGGGTGATCCTGCTCGAGGCCTGGACGGAGCGGCTGGAGTTCCATGCGCTGGTGCAGCGCGTGGCCAAGAGCTGCGGTCCGACGGCGCGGGGCGGCTTCAACATCGACCTGCTGGTGATCGAGAACAAAGCGGCTGGCATCTCGGTCGAGCAGGAGTTCCGGCGTCTGTTCGCCGACGTGCCGTACAGCGTGGTGCTCGATGACCCGAAGAGCGAGGATAAGCTTGCCAGGCTGTACTCGGTCCAGCCGATCTTCGAAGAGGGCATGGTCTACGCGCCGGACAGGATCTGGGCCGACGCGGTGATTGCCCAGTGCGGTACGTTCCCGAACGCTCGGCACGATGACCTGGTCGACACCACGAGCGGCGCGATCCGCAAACTGCGCGCGATGGGGCTGCTGAAGCGCGGCGCCGAGGTGACGTCCGAACTGAACGAGGCTCTGCGCCACAAGGGCCGCGGGCCACGCAAGCTGTACCCGAGCTAGGAGGCGACCATGCCCTGCTACGACCCGCGCGACGATATCGATCGCAAAACCCACGCCGAGGCTGCCCGCAAGCTTCCCACGGTCGAGGCGATGCTGTGCGCAGTTCTGACCGTTCTGCAAAGCCTCGACGGCGACGATCCGCATCAGTGGGACATCGACTGGGAAGAGGCAGGCGTCGATGTCGACGAGCTCGCCCAGTGGTGGAAGGACCACAAGGCGAAGGACGGGAAGTGATCACCACGCCTGCCAACGCCACGGTCGTCGACTGGGGCAAGCTTTACGACAACGGCGGCGAGCGCTGGTGGAGGGTGACGGTGCGCACGCCGCCCGGCTGGCCTAGGCGCGAGGTGAGGGTCTATACAATTTCGGCCTACACAGATACGTTAGCCGCGCGCGAAGGGCTCAAGCGGTTCTCCCAGGAGGTCGATGGCCGTCCGTGCCTGATCGTGGAGGGCTGAAGCTTTGTCCCTGGTACCGGGGCTCAACCCGAACATCCGACTGGACGATCGGCGCCCGGATGCCGAGCACGACCCTGTGGAAGTCCAGATCGATGGCTCGGGCGAGGTCGACAAGCCCCAGACCAACGAGAAGGGCGAGATCCTTCGTATCGAGCACCCCGACGGCGGCATCACGATCTCGACCGACGGCGCGCCGATCCAGGGCATCAACGACAATCCCAACCCGCCGAAGTGGTTCGACAACCTTGTGAGCCGCATCGACCAGTTTCAGTTGGCCATCATCGCCAACGAACTGATCCGAGGCATCGACGAGGACATCCAGAGCCGCCAGGAATGGATCGACCAGCGGGTGTCCGGCATGAAGATGCTGGGCCTGAAGCTCGAGACCGTGGGCGAGGGCGCCGGCGCCGACGGTGGCGAGGTCGACGGCATGAGCCAGGTCCGCCATCCGATGATGCTTGAGGCGGTGCTGCGCTTCCAGGCCAATGCCATGGCCGAGATGCTGCCGACCGACGGGCCGGTCAAGATCCACGATGACAGCAACAATGGGGACTTGCCGCGCGACCAGCTGGCCGATGCCCTGCAGAAGGATTTCAACCACTACCTGACGGCGGTGGCGACCGAGTACTACCCCGACAGCGACCGCATGTTCCTGATGCTGGGCTTCGGCGGCCTGTCGACCAAGAAGGTCTATTTCTGCCCGCTCCGAAACCGCCCGGTGAGCGAGACGGTCGACGCCGATGACCTGATCGTCAACAACAACGCCACGTCGCTGAAGACCGCCAAGCGCGTCACCCACCGGATCTACATGAAGCCTTCGCTCGTGAAGCGGATGCAGATCCTCGAGATCTACGACGACGTCGACCTGTCGACCCCGAACGAGCCGAACTACGACGCCCTGCAGTTGGAGAAGAAGGACCAGCAGGGCATCGCCATCGGCACCATGCGCGCCGAGGATCGCGACCGCGAGATCTTCGAATGCTACTGCGAGCTCAACATCCAGGGCTTCGAACATACCTGGAAGGGCAAGAAGACCGGCCTCGAGGTGCCGTACCGCGTCACCATCGACGTCAGCAGCAAGCGCATCCTGGCCATCGTCCGCAACTACGACCGCGACCCCGATGAACTGCCGACGGCGCGCATGCCGTTCGTGCCGTACATCTTCGTGCCTGGCTTCGGCTTCTACCCGCTCGGCCTGCTGCACATCATGGGCAACATGACCAACGCCGCGACCGCGGCCTGGCGCATCATGCTCGACAACGGGATGTTCGCGAACTTCCCCGGCTTCCTGATCTCCAAGAGCGCGACCCGCCAGCAGACGATGACCTTGCGGGTGTCGCCCGGATCGGGCGCCCAAGTCGACACGGGCGGCCAGAAGATGCAGGACGCAGTGATGCCGCTGCCCTACAAGACCGAGGGCATGGCGGCGCTGCAGAACCTGCAGAAGGACATCGTCGAGCAGGGCCAGCGGGTCGGCATGACGAGCGAGATGCCGACCGGCGAGGGCCGCGAGGATGTCCCGGTGGGCACGATCCTGGCGACCATCGAGCAGGCCCAGAAGGTGCTGAATGGCGTTCACAAGCGCATGCACATGGCCCAGAGCGAGGAACTGCAGCTCATCGCCCAGTGCTTCCGCGAGCACCCCGAGTCGTGGTGGCAGTGCAACAAGAAGCCTGCGTATCCGTGGGACCAGGAGACGTTCCTGCGGGCCCTCGACGACTGCAACCTGGTGCCGAAGGCCGATCCGAACACCGCCAGCCACATCCAGCGCCTGATGAAGGTCGCGGTGCTGAAGCAACTGCAGTCCGGCAGCCAGACGCTCTACGATCCCATCGCGGTCGACACTGCGGCGCTCGAGGCGATCGGCTACACCAACCCGCAGCGGTTCTTTGCCCCGCCGTCGGCGCAGGCCCAGCCGCCACCGGAGATCGCGGCCAAGCAGGAAGAACTGAAGATCAAGGGCATCGTGGCGCAGGCCGGGATGATCAAGGCCCAGGCCGATGCTTCGAAGGCGCAGCAGGAAGCGGGCCTCGGTGCCGCGCGCCTGCAGATGGAGCAGCAGAACAGCGACGTCGACAACAAGCTCAAGATCGTCGGCCGGCAGATCGACACCGGCATCGCGATGGGCGAACTGGACCAGAAGTCCGACGCCGAACTGTCCAAGGAGCGGGTGCAGTTGGTCGACGTGGCCCAGAACATCGCCGTCCACCCTGAGAGTGCGCATCTCGTGTCGCCGCTCGTGGCGCCCGCCTTCGCCCATGTCCTGCAGCGCACGCGAGAGCAGGAGCAGAAGAAGCGCCAGGGTCTGAACCCGGCAATGCCTGCGGCGGTGTGACGTGGTCGAAGGCTTAAAGAGCGGCGGCGCGCCGGTAGACGAAGGTGAAGACCATCCGGCATGGATCCCGACCCGCCTGGTGACCAGCAAGAAGGCCCCGAGCGAGCGTAGCCACATCGTCGACATGCCGTCGTTCAAGTCGACGCCCGAGCTCTACCAGAAGAACGTCGACCTGCTGCGCTCCTACCCGAACATGCGAGCGAGTATCGCGGGCAAGAGCCACGACGCCGTGGCCCAGGAGATGATCCGGCACGCCAAGGATAACCTGCTCGACCTGCACGACCGGGTGCCCGAGGCGGTGCGCAACCGTTCGAAGCTCTGGTACGACGGCGCCAACCGCATCGCCAAGCAGTGGGCGGGCGAGTATGGGCTGCCGATCCACTCGGTCGCCGGCGCGATTGCCGCTCTGTCGCCGCAGAGGGACTGGTACAAGAACGTCTCGCTGGCCCATCGCGTGCTCGAGAGCATGCGCGGTGACCCGCACTTCTACCAGAACCATCAGTTCGACCCCAAGATGGAGGGGGCCTGGAAGGCCCGGAAAGAACTCGACCGGCCTGAGTACAATACGCTGGTCGGCATGCTGCGTGGCAAGTCTCTGCACGACCTCGACGGCTTGGGCCTGCCCGACGCTGAGCGTGGCATTGCCAAGGCGATGTGGATCCGCATGCACGACGAAGCCTACCGCGATCAGGCGCATCGGCTGGTCACGCCCGAGGGCGACTTCGGCGACCATGTCCTGACGGCCAAGGGTGAACGCGCCGGGACCGGCTGGGGTTCTCTGAACGAGATATCCAAGGCC